GCTCACGGGAAACTTTCTTACCGTTGATGATAGCACCAGTCTTAGACGTAATGTACATCCAATTGTAACCACGTTGTTGCAACTGAAGACAGAAGTCAGACTGAGAAACAAGACGCACAATCTGCTTAGTAGAACGTGCAGCAACCAGGATTTTATTCAGAGAGTTGTCATCAATGGTTTCCAGAAGATTTTCTGAATCGGTCAGTTTGAAGTCACCCTGAGGAAGTTGCTTCACCACAACTTTGGGAGGAAGAATATAACCTTCCTCAACCAACTGAGGAGCAGGAACATTACAAATTACTTGACCATACACTGCACCGTCATTCATCCCAGGCTTAAAAATAGTAGCAGAGTGCTTAGGAGTAGCAGTGAAGAAATAGCAACGATCAGAATCAGCAGCAAAGTGCTCTGTAGCAGGGAAAAAGTTTCTCTGCACCGAATTATGTGCCTCATCAAAATAGATCGTATTGACCTCAATATCTGCCTCCTGAACACGGTGCAGAGAGTGGTAAGTAGTAAAGATGATTACATTCTCACCAGCAGTCCTAGCAGTATTTACAAACAGATTGATTTTTTCTGCCTTTGTTGTAGAGAAGTGTGAAGTCTCGCCACTGTGAACGTGCATCACATGAGTGTGAGTTGTATCAATCAACTCAAGAAATTCTTTGCAAAGTTGTTCTGCCAGAAGAATACGAGGAGCAACAACAACAAAAGTCTGACCATGATTGATCATCTCAATGTTAGTCATAACATCATCAATCATGCAGATGGTCTTACCACCACCCGTAGGGATGATGACCTGACCTTTGTTGTTATCCCACATCGCATTGACTGCTTTCTTCTGATGGGGTCGAAGGGTGATGGTCAAGTCGTCTCCGTATCAATGTAGATATTATAGCACGAAACCGTCCCTGGTGCGACCTGGTAGACGGTTAAAAAACTGTCTTAGAGTATCATCTCCAACCTAGACAAAGGTAGTCTACATGGATTTTACAATTGTGTCAAGCTTTATCTTGTTTAGATATACTACCGAAGAAAGTTGTAATAGAATATCTTCCGTATCCCTCAAAGTAATCCGAATCCTTTATTGAGACTTTATTGACACCATGCTTGACCCACCCAGGGAAGACAATTAGTGAGTTATTATCACACTTGTATTCATAATCATGATCAGGAAAGAATAAGTCTCCACCTTCATACTTCTTGGGTTCTTTATGAAAGTATGTAAATGCCAGAAACTGTGTTGACTTGTCAAGATGAGCACGATAGTATTCTTTATCGTGGTAGTATCTCACTTTAGTGGCATCAAAGTTTGCCATCGGAGCAATAGAACAGCATCCATGAATATCAGCAAAAGCATCTAGAATACCTGAGTTGAATATTTTTCTATTCACTGTCAAGATATTTGATAGGGGTCTAAAGTTTGGATTGCCATTGATACCAACCCAATTTCCACTAGAATAGTTTCTGTATAATTGATCTAGAATAAGAGCACTAGAATTTGTGTATCCAACTATTCCACCAAAATCTTCTGCTTTTAATAACTTACCAGGTTTCGTATAAAAATTTAGTTCCTCCCAAATTAAATCTAATTCTTCTTGATTATAGAAATCTTTGACTATAATATGTGGAAATGGTTCTGGATGTTGAACCAACTTTAAAGTTTCTGTCATTCTCGTCCCCCATTATCTTGAACTACTGCCCATGTAGTTGCTATGTATTTTGTGCCACCAATAGGTGGATTGCCTCTATGAGTATGTGTAAACCCAGCAGGGAAGATAATCACGTCTCCAGTGACTGCTTCCTCTCGTAAGTTTTGATACAAAAACTCTGTCTCTCCACCCTCAAATTCATCATTTAGATAAACCTGAATGACAAAAGATCTAGGTGCTGAAATATATGAACCATTCTCATAATGCCAGGAATGAAACCCTCCACCAGCAGGTATCTTCTTCAACTTACAGTCATAAACAGCAAACTCGCTTTGCTGTAATAGACTAAACATATTCACATATTCTTCAATACAAATCCTCATATTAGGTAAGATTTGCTGTGATATTCTAGACGCAGCAGTCACGTCAAGATTAAAACCATTATTTACATTTATCGTTTTATTATCAACCTGATGAAGTCTTTCGGTATCATAAAATAATAAATTATTAGCATCTAAGTAATCAATATATGATACGAGATCCGCACAATCTTTGCGTGAAAATGCACCACGATATCGCACAACAAAATTATCAGACATGACAAAGTATTTTTAGATATTTATGCTATACCTATATCGTTTGTTCCTCCATGTATCGCACCTGCGTTTGTAATATCTACTTGAATACTTCCACTGCTTCTACGAATAGCAGATCCATTACTACCTGCACTTCCGTTAGCACTATCTAAATTTTTTCCACCATTTCCGCCTTGTGCGGTTTCTCCATTAAAGTCACCACCACGTCCACCATTAGCACCAATAGCTTCATTTCTATTATTTCCACCTACTCCACCTTCACCATTTTCTTCTAATTGACCAGCACTTCCACCAGTACCATTTTGAACTTCGTCGGCCTCACCTGATCGTCTTCTTCCGGCTTCTCCACCATTTCCGGCAGGGAGACCGGCACCACCACCTCCTCCACCACCACAACCGCTTCTATCAGCACCCGAATCAACTTGACGAGCACCAGCTCCACCACCACCGCCAGGTGCTCCGGCATGTATTTTCCCACCACTCTGAACGTTGACAGCAGTTTCTTCATGCTCAATGCCTAATGCAGAGGTCCCATTACCCCCACTACCACCATTTTGACTACCACCATCAGACCAACTATCAGCACCTTTTCCACCATCTCCACCGGCACCATATAATCTTCCACTACTACCAATATCGACACTTAATACAACATCAGAATTCCAACTTCCTGTTCTGAGTGCAACGTTTGCTTGATTTCCTTTTGCTGAACCAATGGTTTTGTTTACATGAATAAGTATCTTTGAACCTGCTTCTTTTTTTCCTCTAAATCCACCAATAACGGTTACACGGTTGTTATTATATCTGTTCTTGGCATTTACTCTGCTTACTGTCCCACCGGTATGAAAGTCAACAACAACATTCAATCTTTTATCATAAAACTGACTAAAACTTATTGAACCACTTTGCGGTATACCAGTATCTAATGGTTTATTAGATAAAGACCCAACAGTTTGACTTACTCTATAATTTCCTAAACTTCTGGAATTGTTTGTCCCAAATTCAGATTCTATTTCCGAAAATGATAAAGGTGATCCGGATGATTTGATTGCCATATTATTAGCTAGAAGTTACGGTTTCCCATGCAGATCCTGTATAGACCTGTATTTTATTAAGTGAAGTGTTGTAGATTACAGCACCAGCAGTCAAGTTATTTAAGTTTCCTCTATTAGTAGTAGAAACTTTAGGTAGAATCATAAACCTATCGGAGGAATATGATACACCATCATCATTAGCAGTTGCAGAACCTAAGTCAAGAGCACACTGTGGATTGGTTGTACCCGAACCAATACACCCTTTTTGAGTAATAACAACTCTTGGTGATCCAGTTCCACTTGGTAATGTTTGTGGATTTACTACAAATCTTAGAGCATTACCATCAATTGCATTATAACCTTCCGGATCATTAGTTGCAAAAGCAGCATAAGAGTTATTAGTTTGTTCTAAATGATTGAAAGTAGAAATACCATCTGTTACATTAGTATTAACAAATGATAATCCATCAGAACCATTTCCGGTACCTGTATCAATTACAGTAGATAATCCATTTGGTGATAAAAGATCTCCTTTGAATGATGTTGCACTTACAACTCCACTTACAGAGAAAGAACCACCTAAATTAACTGTCAGATTTCCGTCAATAGTGACATTACTATTAAAATGTGCATCACCAGTAAATGTGGAAATTCCCTGAACACTTAATAAATGTGTTGGATTTGTAATACCAATTCCTAAATTACCATCTCTAGTAAGAGACATTAATTGATCACTATTTGATCCTTTATGCCAAATATAATCTCCTGCTGCAGCACCAGCATTATTAGCACTTAAATAATAGTTAAAGTTACCTGTTCCATAATTTATTAAATCAAGTGATTGTGAAGTGCTGTATGGAAATCCGGCACCACCACCATATCTAAATTCTGCATTATTTGTGTTAGCAGTTCCTG